GCAGAGTGGAACTCAGGGAAACGCGGAATGATGGCACTAATACGTCCGAGGAACTTATAGTCGCATTAGACCAATTTGAAGGCGAGAACGATTCTGAAATCGTGCCATCAACTTTGATGGGTGTTTTTGATTACACACCACACGCGGCGGGGGGCGGTTGGGTAGATTGGTCAGTAAGCACTTTTGATACACAACCAAATCCTGTCTACAACCCCACCGCATACGCTGCGAGTTTCAATTCTCATCGCTTCTCCACGATGATTGGTTTACGGCTTGACTCGTTTGAGAACTTTTCCAAAGACAGTGATTCATCATCATTGTCAGTGGATAGCACTTGGACTAATTTTCTTGATGCCGTGACATTCAATTCAGACAATGACTGCACAGCCATTGTATTAGGCGCAGCGGCATCGCATTTTGGCTATGGGATACAGGCATCGACTGCGACAATCACCGTACTCGACTACTCAAGGTTGACTGAAGATTCTGCTGTCGCTCTCATTGAGTACAATGTAGATACAGGTACGGCTTATGACCGCGATACTGCTGTTGTGATCTACGCTCGTGAGGCGCAAGTTACGGGTGGTCAGTATTTTTTCATTGGCACAACAAATAGTGAATGTGCCTATAACCTTAACACCGCTATAAATCTCAACACACAAATCACTGCCAATGTTATCGGTAATGTCATAACACTAACCCAAGGCGCAAAGGGTCAGTATGGCAATACACCCATACTTCTTGCAAATGTGGATGGGGGAATGTCGAAAGTAGACTTCGGTGGGTGCGGAAATCAAGGATGCGCTGGAAAAGATTCGGGGTCGGGTCGTTCGGGTCATGTGTCTTATATTTTTGACGGAGGCGCATTCGGTTCTAACAACTATGTACCAAACGAGTCACTAAAGGATGGTCACAATGTCTTGATGCAAGACCAACGGGATGAAGTGGCGAACTTCTGTCCTGTTGCCGTTGAGTCGGTGGTCGCAGATACCGATTACACTATCAAGTGGCGAGGAAAAGATTACTACACACCCTTAAACTCAGGCGGGCTTACCCCGTATTGGCTGAGAAGGTCGTTGGTTGTCATTTCTAATAACATCAAAGTCAGACCGCCACCTGTAATTTATTCAAGTGAGACAAGCGAAGTATATGCTTCGGGGTCAGATATGTCCGAAGTATTTATAGCAGGTACAGATATGTCCCAAGTATTCATAGCGGGCGCAGAAGAAACCCAAGTGAACGGATAACTAAATGCCAAAAGCAACAATCACAACCAAAACTATATTTGAAGACACGGCAGCGACATTCATGGCAAGGATAAAAGGGGATGATGCAACATACCCTGTTGCGGGTGACTTCTCCACAGACGAAGACA